GGCAATAAGGAGAACGATGTTATAGTTATTGATGCAATTGGTCCGGGTGCCGGTGCCGCTGGGTATGTAATCAAGAAAGGATATCCCACTATTGCATTTAAGGGTGGCTCTTCATCTGATGATACCGATGAGTGGAGAAACAGACGCGTGCAAAGCTACATGGCCATGAGAAACGATTATAGAGACAAGAAAGTAGTTGTTCATGAAGATGCTTTCCCGGACGAAGAAGAAAGAGACGAGTTCTTTGACCAACTAACGTCAATAAGACAACGTCCCGGTACTGAGCGTCTGGAAGACCTGGAAACAAAAGAGCAACATATCAAGCGCACACTTAAATCCCCGGACAGGGCTGATAGTGCTATGATGGCGTATACTTCAGAACTACCCTATGAAGCATCAGAGGGTTTTACCGATGATCTCGGTGACTTGGAGATGACAAGTGCAGATTGGTAAATATGAAATAAGTTTTAAAAGAGCCGTTAAACAACAGGATAAAAATCCACCTACGGATGAGTCTGTTGCTTCAAGCTCAATGCTTTATTCTCTTATGGATTTTCAGAGATACAATCCCGACGACCTCATAGGGCGGAAAGGATATGGCATCTATAAGAAAATGATGAGGGATGAACAAGTAAAGGCTGCAGTACGTTTTAGACGTAACGCAGTCACCACCAGAGGATGGGGATTCAAGTTTGAAGATGATATTGAACTATCAGAGACAGAAAAGCTTGAGAGGATAAATGTGTTTAGACGCTCAATAACAACAATGCCGGGTAAATTTAAAACTGCGTTGGATGGTATTATGTCTTCTATGCAGCATGGATTTTCATTGTCAGAAAAAACATTTGCAGCTTTTAATTACAATGGCAAAGCCAGATGGGGCCTAAAGACTGTTAGATTAAAGCCTTATGATTCATTTGTATTTGAGGTTGACGAATATGGGACGTTGCGTGCTGTTATTCAGGAGATAGATGGTAAGCAAGATAAAATTGATTTGAACAGGATGATTCATCATGTCCACAATGCCGAAGTTGATTTGTATTATGGCCAGTCTGAACTACGTGAGGCATATCGGTCGTACTGGAGTAAGGATGTTATTATTAAACTCGAAAATATCTTCCTGGAGCGAGCCGCTGGCGGGTTTATATGGGCGGAACAAGAGACATCTAACATAACAGAAGGTAGTGTAGCTCATACTAAACTTAAAAATATAATGAAGAGTGTTCAAACCAAGACAGGGATCATTCCGCCGAGAGGAGTTAAGATTCATGTTGAGATGCCGAAAGATACAGAAGCATTTGACAGGGCAACAAGGAAACATGATAGAAGTATTGCTAAAGCTTTATTAATGCCTCAATTATTGGGTTTGTCTGACCAAGGGGATACCGGCTCGTATTCGCAAAGTCAGACACAACTAGAGGCTTTCATCTGGATGCTTGATTCAGAAGCCGCCGAGTTGGCAGAGACATTAAACGAGCAGTTGTTTAATGACATTGGTGAATATAATTATGGTGATGACCAGTATCCGCAGTTTTATTTTAAGCCATTATCGAAAGCCATGCTTAAAGTGGTTATTGATACATGGAAAGACCTTGTTACAGCAAAAGCTGTAGAGGTAACGGATACAGATGAAGCATATTTAAGAGACCTGTTAGATTTTCCGGAGAAGGGTGAGCCTGTCCATAAAGAACCAGAGCAACAACCTGATGGCGTTAAGCCAATTACTCCCACAGAAGGTGACCCTGAGCAACCTGGCGATGTTGACAAGACCCCTTCTTCGGAACCTATTGAGGAAACTGTAAGAGGTAGAAAAAGAGTATCTATTGAACACAAGCTGTTTAGTCTTGCACAGGCAAGGGTTGATTTTGCGGCAATTGATAGGAGCAGCAATGTAGCACAGTTCCAGGGTGTGAATCTTCTTACTCAATCAATGAAGGATATACTTGATTTTACAACACAGCAGCTTCATATAGACAGTAAACTGGGAACCGCCGATGGTGTTAAAGCGTTTAAGTTGTCAAGGGAGTTGATGGCTGAATTAAGAAAAAGGTCAAAGAGAATTCTTATAACAGGCTGGGATATAGGTCAGGACAACGGTAAACAAGAACTAGAGAAGGCCGGTAAAGCTAAAATGTCCAAGAAAGACTTTATTGCGTTAACCGAAGTGGCCGCCAAGGAATTCTTTAATGCAAAAGCCTTTACTATGGCCGGGAAGTTGTCGGATGATGCATTATCTATAATCAAGAACATATTATTTAACGGCATTAAATTCTCGAAGTCCACGGAAGGTATCATTCAGGATATGTATAGAGCCTTTGGCCAGAATGGATTGATTGATCAGTCAACACTGGATGATTTATTAGAAGAAGCTTTGGACGTAAAGAATCCGAGACACAGATTAGAAACGGTTGTTAGAACCAACGTGTTTGAGGCGATGAATGAAGCAAGGTTTAGCTTATTCACACAAGACGAGTTTGTAACGGCGTTAGAATATTCCGCTATTCTTGATTCTCGCACTACTGACATATGCAAACAGCTTGATAATAAGGTTCTGTTAGCACGCGCTGACGAGTGGGACATGTATCGCCCACCGAACCACTTTAATTGTAGGAGTCTGTTAGTTCCTGTTACTCAGGCTGATGAAGTCAAGGTAACCGGATTACCCAAGAAGGTACGTGATGGGGACATACAACCTGGAGAGGGGTTTATGTAATGCCGCACTCCGTTATGAAAATATGGAACCTGGCATTAGGCAGGCCTCAGAACTTGAGGGCATCCTATAATGCTGCCAAAACTATTACGACCGAGCACGAACGTATACATGCCGGAAAGATGTGGCACCATGCAGATGTTAGTACATTAGCCGCCGGCGCAACAATTAATACTTTAATCGCCGTTAGCAGTAACTCTGAGTTGCATTTAAGGAGCATTGGTTTCGATGCAAATGTAGGCCCATGTGAAGGATATTTTTATGAAGCTCCGGTTATTGATGTTAATAGTTTAGGCACAGGGTTTATTCCTAAAAACTTGAATAGACGGTCCAGTAACTTGAGTGTCAGTAGTTTTTATATAGACCCGGTTATTGATGTTAATAGTCTAGGGGACAGGATTGACGTTGTAGCGATTGTCGCGGCGACAGGAGGTCCAATTAAATCAATATCAGGGGAATCAGCCAGTGCCGTAACTGAATGGATATTGAAACCAGGTAACAAATATCTGTTTAGGTTTACGAATAAAAACGGAAGCACAGGATTGTACAATAGTAATATTACTTTTTATGAACCATTGGATACATAGGAGATACAGCTATGCCTAAACCTAAACCTAAGAAAGAAAGTAGCGAACAGTTTTATACTTTAGATAAAGTAGAGATGTTTGCTGCGGGAATATGGAATGGGATGCGATTTTCCACAGAGAATCTCTATAGTATTGTAAATAATTTCACAATACTAAAAAACAATCATCGAGTGCCACTAAAATTTGGGCATAACGATGAGCAGAAAATGGCTGATGGATTCCCATCCGTTGGGCAAATTGATAAAGTATGGGTAGAGAAAGGCGAATCAGGTAACCCCGTTTTATTCGGTAAGTTTGTTGAGATGCCTGAGATAGTTTATAAAGCTATCCAATTTAAACGTTATAAGTCCGTATCCATTGAGTTGATTATGGACGTAACTTATAAAGGTAGAGAGTTTGATTATGTATTAACCGGCGTAGCTTTGCTTGGTGCAGAACTACCGGCAGTGAACACTATTGCTGATTTAGCTCATTACATGAGTCAGTCTGATTTTTCAGATATTGAGAACTCTAAGATAATGTGTTTTAGCGCGTTTGATAGTGATGGTAACTTAATTAAGGAGAAACATGATATGCCTATAAGTGAAGAAGAGATGGAAAAAAGGCTCAAGGAGCAGAAGGATGCCCTTACCGCTGAATTTTCCGCAAAGCAAAATGACTCCGAGAAGGATGATTTAATCAAGGCCAAAGACGCCGAGATTGCGAAGTTTAAGCAACAAGAAGAAGCCCGCTTGACAGACGAAAAAACTAAGAAGGTTAAATTTGCTCGTGAGCAAGTTACAACCCTGTTAGAAGAAGCTGTCAAACAAATGAAAATCACACCCGCACAGCGTGATGCTCATTTCAAACTTCTTGGTGTCGAGAATGACGACAAGGTATTGGACATTGATATTGAGTCAGTCAAGAGTATGGTCGGAGATGTCAAATTTAGTCAAGATGACAAATCCAAACACAAAAAGAAGGATGATGATATGGATTATGATGACCCAGGTGATGAACTTCACGTCAAGGTTCTCAAATATCAAGCCGAACATGACAAGGTATCCTATGCAGATGCTTTGTTTGCCGTTGAACGAGCTAATCCCGATTTAGCCAAGCAACACTTTGCAGCATCTGGTGTAGGAGGTGAAGAATAATGGGTATTAAAAACCGTACAATGAGTTTCCCAGTTGTTGCAGGACAGGACCTATCTACATACCAGCATCGGTTGGTAAGTGTAGCAGGTACTCTGGCTGTAGATGGGGAAGATGCAATTGGTGCCTTGGTTAATAAGCCTGAAAGTGGTCAGATGGCTGAGGTTGAGGCCCTAGGTCTTATGAAGGGTGTAGCTGGCGCTGCAATTGCAGCAGGAGCGCGATTGAAAGTTCAAAGCGGTGGTTGGTTAATCACTGTGACTTCCGGTCTTGCAACCGTTGGCAAAAATACTAATGTAGCTGTCTCTTCTGGCGAGCACTTTGGTTTTTATGGCAACTTCCTGAACAGCGGACTAGCTGTTACGTCTAATGGTATTTAAGGAGGTTTAGAAAATGCCAAATAAATTGAAAAAAATACACTTCGCTGCTGTTGGCAAGGAAATTCACATTGATGTTCCCTTGTCCAACATTGCGATGGATTATCGTCCAGAGGGCATGATTGCTGATATGATTAGTCCGATAGTAACAGTGCCTAATATAAGCGGTATTGTTCCAGGATTCAGTCGTGGAGATGCGTTCCGTGTAGAAGAAGATCGTCGTGCGCCGGGTACAGAAGCAAACCGTGTTCACCGTGATGTATCAAGCGACAACTTCTACTGTGGTAACTATGCGTTAATGACAGATGTTACAGTTGAGGACCGCGCTAATGCGGACCCTATTTATGTGCAGAAGTTATTTAACGGTGGTGCTGAGTTTCTCAAAACTAAGTTAATGCTTAACTGGGAAAAGCGTGTTGCATTACAGGTTACGTCAACTACAAACGTTGGTTCCTCTGCTGCTGTATCCTCTGCATGGAATGATTAT